CTTGGTCACCAACATCGTTTACTTCACATAAAATATATGCACTGTTATATGCTGTTGCTGCTTCGTGAATTATGCTCGGAAAAAGCATTGGTTTTATTTCATTATTTCGATATTTTGCAACTACCCTATGTGGAAATTGTGTGATATCAACAATAGCAAATGCGGAATAATCATTTCCAACACCTCTAGCAACATCTACTGTTATTAAGTAATCATGATCTTCTTCAGGATCAACATAAACATCTAAACCAGCACTACGTGTCTTTGGATGATCGTAGACAAGGTTTCTAAGTTTACTTGGTGCAATGAGAGTATCTACTGAACCTAAAAATTCACATTCAAATTCTACCTTAAATTGTTGATCACTTGTATTAGCGATGGTTTGTTTTTTCCATTCCTCATCTCGGCCAGGAACTTCTGACCAATGAACATCAGTAAAAATATATTCATTCTTACCCTTTTCGGCATCATGCCACATTCGGTAGAAGTGATTCATACCGTGTGGAGTTGAAACTATAATAACCTTAGTTTGTTTACCGGAAGTAATTGTTGGATATACTGATGCGAAGAAAGAGTCTGCAATATGGTTTGGGACGAAAGCAAATTCGTCCAAGAATAGAATGTTAAATGACATTCCTCGGACAGCAGATGCTGATGTGGATGCCGCTAAAATCTTAGAACCATTTTCTAATTCAAGAGATCCCTTATTCCAAGAAACAATCCCCTGTTGCATCCATTTAGGAAGATTTTCATAAGCAGTCTGCAATCTATCCAAAAGTTCTCTTGCCGTCGCTGCTTTGTTGGCAAGAATACCAATATTTACATTATCATTAAAAACTGCATAATGAAGAAGGAAAGAAACTACCGTTGTTGACTTTCCAGTCTGACGAGGCATCTTACAGATATTAAATCTATGTTCATGAAACCTTCTTACTAACTTTTCTTGGAATGGATACATCTGGAAAGACTGCAATCCATGGTCTAGAGTTACAATCTTTACGTAATTTTTGGCAAAATAAACCGGGTCATCTTTACACTTAACAAACTCTAGAACTTGTTCTTGTGTAAATTCAATTGGCGTATTTGCCTTCTTAAGAAGTGGATTACCTAAGTAAACATCAGACATAATAAAAAAACCTTAACTATTAATTACAATTCCATCTACGGAGTGCTTTGTTGATATTGCTATCAGGGTCTCTTGCAGTTTTTGCACTTGTCAGTTTAGACTTCATGCCCTTCATACGGCGGCAAAATGACTTACGACGATCTGCCCTTTTACCTGATGGATTTTTCTCAGTAACTGCAGTTTGTAACTTTGAACCTGGATTTTCTCTACGATATGCTTTTACTGCAGCAGGACTTAATCCATCAGTATCATCTTGCCTGTTTACCTTTTGCCAGTCCTCACCCATTTCAACCTCTTCTCCCATAGGTTTTACATAATTTTTATTTGGACCAGACTTTGCAAAACTACCTCCTTGAGGTCCAACTGCTTGAATTAGAGGAGCGCCGGGTTGAATTTCTGAGACATAGTGGTTAACTAATCTACAATCAGGATAGACTTTCTGTAGTTCAGCAGTCAGTTCAGATCTAGAAGGCATCTTAGTCTGAGGGAAAAACATCTTAACACCATAATACTTTCCTCTCCAAGAAAGAGTAATTGCAATCACATTTCCAGTTTGTGCTTGAAGCCTAGATGCCTCATCAATTTGAGATTTAAAACCTTTAATTGGTTCTGGTTTAATCAGATCTACAACTTCTGCAAATGTATTCCCATCAGCATCTTCAATGGTAACATCTTCTGCTTTTACACATCTATTATATTTTTTTCCAAATAATGTCTGTGTTCCTTTCTTTTTATATCCAGGCCAACATTTCATTTCTTCAAATGATGATTGTTCTTCCATTTCACCACTATCAATATAATCTGCGGCAGTATCAATATAATCTGCTGCTTTAGTTATTTTTGATTGGACCCATGCTTCAAGATCTCCTTCACCCATTTCAACTTTTGAACGAAGTCTTTTTACCGCATCTTCAATGGTCTTCAACTCAGATCTAGCCATTGAATATTCTTCATCCTTTACGGAAACCTTATCCCACACTTTACCACCATAGGTACATTCTGATCTAGTTTCCCTCTTTTTGCACATTGGGCAATATCTTTCTTCTTCGTGCATATGGGTCTCCTCCGTTTTAGTTCCCCAGTTTGCCGCACCAACTTTACGACACTTCACTAATGCCCCAGAAGCATAAGCACTAGGCCAAACCGAGTATCTTGACTTTACCTTATGATAGCAAGCATCCTTTTTACCACTACCCTTACCTGGTTTATCTTTGACTTCTTGTAGGTCCATTTCTTCAGTTCTTACGTTGGTTGGTTTTGCTCCACCAGTCTTTTCTGGTTGATTTGGATCTAATCTATTTTTTCTTTTTCTTGCAGATTCTTCCTCATCCTTAGAGAGTGCTCTTTTCATCTTAGAACTTCCACATTTTGGTGTAGAAGTTTGTCCTGGTTGCCGAGCACATGGTTTTCCCGCCCATTTTCCACCAAGTTGAACCCACCCCTTCTTTCCATCAGAGGACTTAGATTTATTAAACCAGTCGCGGAGACCTTCATCTCCGGATTTAGTTTCTTCTTTTACATCTTTAAACTTTTTATGATGCTTTTTAGCATCTGCTTCCATCTTCTTCAAGCGAGTATAATAGTCTGGGATTTCATCAAGATGCTGAAGAGCAATATCTCTTGCTAAATCATGATCCTTAGTGTGTTCATGTTCAATTGGTTCTCCCATATCAAGTTGCTTTTGTATGAAAGAAACATCAAGACGATGCTTCCTTGCAATTTGTTCAACTGTTTTGTGGGACTTAAGTTTGGGCATCACTCAACTGGTTTTGATTTAGTTTCTTCACCTTTTGCTCTTTTGGATCTACCTGCACAGTGTGCTTTTTGTGAAAATCCTTTTGGATTGGAGCAATCAATACTCTTTTTATATTTATTGCTCCAGTCTTCTTGAAACTGTTTAAACGTTTTCATTTTCAGATTGTTGTTTTAAAAATTTTGCTAGATCTGCAGTAGAACCAACGAACAGTGCATTATTAACTGTTGTTGGTCCTTTCGGTTTATCTTCCTCCACATCCTTTAAAATTTTGTGAACGAGTAAGATTTTATCTGCTATTTCGCCAGCATTCTTCATTAACTGTCCAGCAACCTCATATGCCCTAGGCATATCACTTTCTTGTGCAAGTTCAAGAATTCCGTTTAGTGCTTCCTGACTTTTTTCCATCAAAGAATATAAGTTACCTCTAGCATACTCATAATCTTTTTCAATATCACTTTTCTTATCTTTTGCATTATCTTCATCTAAAGACTCTTGTTTTTTTGCAAGAGTCTTTAGGTCTTTATCTATAGTATCAAGTTCTGTTGAAATAGATTCACTGGAAACATTGAACACTTCATTTAACTTTTCAAATTTTTTACTCATAAGTTTTAACTAAAGGAAATACCAAATCCAAAATCATCTCCAAATTCAATTAAATCGTTATCCGCATCAGTAATAAGTTTTACTTCTGTTCCAGAAACGTGAATTGAAATTGGAGTTCCATAAGACCCTCTTTCTACAGTTAGAATGTTTCCAGACTTTTTAGTAACCTGTAAGGTCTCAGCATCAATTGTAATGTAACTATTTAATGTTATTGATGAAGCATCTGAAACTGTAACTGTACCGCCGTCCAATTCAAGATCTTCTGAAATTGTTGTAACTGTATTATCAGTATAACTCTTCGATGCAATTGGTTCAGCACTATAAGTAAGATCTCTTGTTGTAGATCTGGTATCCCCAGATGTAAATCCAAGAGAAACCTTTTTGATGATATCGTCCGAAGCAGAAGAAATAGGTCCAAACAGGTAATTCTTTGCAGTAAACCTGAGCGTATAGATTAAAGCTCTTCTATTAGTAAAGTCACCTTCATAATCATCGGACATTGAAATGCTATTCAAAGTCACTGGAACATCTCTCTTTTCGCCAATTAAGTTCAGTAGATTAATACTTATGGTATATGATGGTCCAAAATAAGGCAATATTTGCTCTACAATCTGCAACATATCATCATCCAATTTAGTCATTATACTTAATTCAAAATCCATATTATAAGGAACCGGCATATATGCCTTCCTGATATCTGTTTTGTCTGATGTAGTTGGACTTAAAAATGTTTGAGTTGAGGTAACCTTTCTACCTGGATCATAACTTAATCCTACCAGTTCAAAAGACATTCTTGGTAGAGTAATTTGAACTGGTTTGTTTAAATTTGGTTGCTGTTCGACACGAGCAAGAAACTTTTGAGTTGGACCGTATGCTATAGGAACCTTAATTAGAGATATTACTTCCCCACTATCCTTCTTATGTTTTACTGTTATACCATTAAAAAGAGTTCCAAAACCAATAATAGTTTTTCTCAGGATCTCGTGATAAAAATAGTCAAACATAGTTCTAGTTGATACATAGTACTATTTAACTATTTAATAATTTAGGGAATTCCGAATGGGTTCTCTTCGCTGAAATCTAAAATAGCATCTCCTTCAATTTCTATTTGCCTATTATCAGCAAAACGATCTTGAGTATCTCCATCAGAGTATGCATCATCAAGATTACCTTTTGGACCTAAGTTATCGGTATATGCTTTTCTTATCGAATATTGTGCAGATGATGTTTGTCCAATTAAAGTTTCTCCTGGACTGAATATACCACTGATATTCGATACCTCTAATACCTTAGTGATAGCATTCCAACTCTTAACTCTCGCCGTTGAACTGCTTGCACTTCCTACTACTATCTCATTGTATACATAAGTACCAAATCCAACATAGATACTCGGTGCTCCAATTGTAATAGTTGGTGCGACAGTGTATCCAACACCAGAATTTGTAATTCTGATTTGAGTTACTTGTCCGGAATCATTGATGATTGCAGTTGCCGCTGCAGATACTGTAGAAATACCAACGAAAGATACTGATGGTGCAATTACATATCCACTTCCACCGTCAGTAACTGTAATGATACCAACTATACCATCACCAATAGATGTTATTCCAGTAGCGC